CGTATGGGTTCTGTTAACCAAGTCGACTCAGTGGTGGGTAGAAGCTATGATCTCATCATATTCGATGAGGCCGCCCTTGTTGACGGCAAGGATGCTTTCAATGTTGCGCTCAGGCCCACACTAGATAAAGCAAACTCTAAGGCAATCTTTATTTCCACACCTAGGGGCAGAAATAATTGGTTCGCTGAGTTTTGGCATAGAGGATTCAGTGATGAATTTCCAGAATGGGCATCTGTTAGGGCAACTTATCATGAAAACCCAAGATTATCTGACTCTGATATACAAGAAGCCAAAAGAACTATGTCAGAAGCTGAATTTAACCAAGAATACATGGCAGATTTCAATGTATTTGAAGGACAAGTATGGGCATTTGACCATGAAACACAAATTATGGACTTGTCAGAGATACAAACTGGACGTATGGATATATTCGCAGGAATGGACGTAGGGTATAAAGACCCCACAGCTTTCTGTGTTATTGCATATGACTGGGATGCTCAAAAATTCTACTTAGTAGATGAGTATCTAGACTCAGAAAGAACTACTGAGCAGCATGCTATTGAAATTCAAAAGCTTATTAACAAATGGAATATAGATTATATCTATATTGACTCTGCAGCTCAACAAACAAGATTCGATTTTGCACAAAACTACGATATCAGCACTATCAATGCCAAAAAGTCAGTACTAGATGGTATAGCATGCGTTGCTACTGTAGTAGATAATAATCAATTATTTGTACATCAAGGGTGTAAAGAGTCCCTACTGTGTTTAGACCAATATCAGTGGGATCCAAATCCTAATTTATTAAGAGAAAAACCTAAACACAACTATGCTTCTCACATGGCAGACGCGCTAAGATATGCAATATATTCGTTCGAAACAAGCGCCACTACATTCTAATTATACCTATCAAAAATAGTTCTTGACATGAGTTTAAATTTACGATATAATTCTATTATACGAGTAGGTTTATGACTTTAAAGAGAGATTTAGTTAAATATGTTCGTGACAAGGCGAAGTCTAAATATAAAAAAGGAACGGAGTGTCACATTTGCGGGAGTACAGAGAATCTGGACTTTCATCACTTTAACGGATTAACTGAGTTACTAGAATGGTGGATGAAGAAAGAAAAAATCACCATAGAAACTGAAGAAGAAATACTAGCGCTTCGTGAAGATTTCATAAAAGAAAATCATGACGAAGTTTATAATCAAGCTGTTACTTTATGTCATATGCATCACATGAGATTGCATACAATATACGGAAAAAGACCCAAACTACAGACAGCAAACAAACAACAGAAATGGGTGGAGATACAACGAGATAAATATGGCATGGTATGATAGATTTATAAACAGAAACGACGAGGAAAAACTTAATCCTGCGCAGTATGTTATATCTCGCGACCAAGGACTCACCATTGATAGTCGTGAAAAAATCAATAACTACAGAAGCGCATACGAGCAACTAGAAGTAGTAAATAGAGCAGTCAACATGATTGTAGATGATGCTGCAGAAGTACCGTATGATGTTGGACAAAAGATACTAGGCGTAAATCCTATAAAGAAGGAAATAAGAAGAACTAGAGTTGACCTACTACTAAACAAAGAACCGAATCCATTTCAAGATGTAAGCACATTTAAAAGGAATCTCTTAATAGATTTACTGATTGATGGTAACATCTTTGTTTACTACGATGGTGCACATCTGTATCATCTTCCAGCAGAGCATGTTACTATACATAGTGATGATAAAACGTATGTTGAAAAGTATACTTACGATAATAGCATAGACTATACGCCTTCAGAAATTATACATATAAAAGAGAACAGTTTTAACTCGATTTACAGAGGAATTCCTAGATTGAAACCAGCATTTAGAACAATGCAGTTACTTTTCAATATGAGAAACTTTCAGGACAACTTCTTTAAAAACGGAGCAGTACCAGGATTGGTACTAAAATCACCGAACACTCTTTCTGAGAAAATCAA